CCTGGCGGGATCGTGTTTTCAGCCATCAGAGCAGCGATCTGTAAAGGAGTTAAATCAAGAACCTCATGGAAGGACATATGCCCATCGACAACGAGATTCTTGATCAACTTCTGATAATTCATTCCTGAATCACCTTTATGCGAACCGCTGCTCATTCCGCTTTTGGGTCGTTGTCTGGATCTTCTCCAGAGACAGCAATGGCGGCAATCCGCATGAATTCTGCGTAGGAGAGTTCCCCGTACAGATCTTCAATCGTGGAATCAGAGACACCCTCGTTACGACCGATTGCGGCTTTCAAGAGTGCCTTCTGGCCTTCGTCTGAGTTGACCAGTAATTGCAAACCTTCGGGGGATGCCACCGGAGTCGGATAGAAAAGGTCGGCCTTTAGAGCCTCCTTCATCACATCTCCCGCCACTTGTTTATCCATTCCGATGACCAGTTTCTTGGCCTTTTCCGATGGGAATGGTTGCAGTTTGCGAATGATTGCCTGGAGAACGCCCTGATCGCGAAGTGTAAGCTGACGAACCCGAAAGGTCGCCCCTGCCATCTTGACTTCGATTCCAGAGTTAGCCAGCTTGTCGATATAGAATGCTTCTGACATGGTAGATCCCACCTTTCAAGTGGATAGTGATTAAGCGGAAGGAGCGGGAGCCAAAGCCCCGACAGCCACATACCCTTGGACTATCTGCTTGCCAGACAATTCAACGCTCATAGAGACTTTAACTGCGTCGTCTGGGCTAATCGTTACAGATCCAGTTTTAAAGAATCCGTTAGGAAGCTCTTTAAGGTTTTGAATGTCTGCTATGAGAGCAAACGGGATCTCTGGATCTAAGGCTGTTTCGCTGCCAAAGAAGTTTTCGTCTGGGTTTTGAAGAGAATAGACAAAAGCAACGCACGGTTCACCCAGATACTGCATGATGTCATGCTTGTTTCGGGCTGTGGTTGGATCAAAGGTCATACCAGGACCGGGGGTCTGATTCACAGACGAGGCGATGTAGCCTGTAAAACTGAGAGTCCCAGACTTTAGTCCAGGAAGTTTAACCTTCCATCCGTTCTGACAATTAGAGTTAATCTCAATAGTATCTGTGTCCAGGGAAAGCGTCCCTTCGGAAATACAGATAGAAAACCCTACGTCATAGGTGCTTGCTGCTGAGGTCAGGCCGCGAAAGTAGAGTTCTACAAAGCTGTTTCGCCCTAGTGCGTATTTGTCAACTGGCGTTGGTCTTGGTGTTGCTGCCATCGGAGTCTCCTTGGTGGGATATTAGTGTCTGACTCGGAATTCCAGTGTCGCAGTCCATATGCGGTTGCCTGTGAGATTAGGCTGTTCGCTGTAAGAGGTGGCTCGGTTGAGCAGTGTCATGTCAGCAACCCCGTCAAATTTCTTGCGGTCATAAGTCTGGATCGCTACCGAAGCCAGAGACTCGCAGTTTGCAAGTGTTGTGTGAGCCACGCTCAATTGCAGAAGAGACTCCGTCCAGAGTATCGCGTTTCCGCTGAGTGTCACCTGATTGCTTTGCACCACGTTGAGTGCTGCGTAAGGTGGGAACAAGCCTTCAGGAATAGCCCCGACATACATCGGAGCTACTGAATAAGCTGTCCAGCGGTTGACGATCTGGGCAAATGGAATCATCGTTGGTAAGCGATTGTCACAACGGCATCGGCTGTGGAGTTAGCTGTGGCACACGTCAAAGTGAAGTTGGCTGCGGTGACAGCGATTCCATCCAGAGGTGCGCCAATCTGTGCGTATCCGTAGGACGGAACCTTGATGATATCGCCCGTAGCACCTGTCAGGTTGTCAAAGACAAAATTGATCGGCACATTGGAGTTGTTCTTGACGCTGACAGAGTTGACCTTAGAGATCGTGCCAGTGTTACAGAACAAGTCCGGGAATGAACTGAGCGATACGGTAGTTGTCGCATTGGCCGCGATGCCCGTATAAGTCTTCTTAAAGATGCGGTCGGCATACATCTGGGTGAGTTCTGTCGCTGTAGGCGAGGCGGGAACCCCTGTAGAAGGCCGAGTGACGGATGATAGCGAGTTCGACTGAGTGACCGTGGATGTGCTATTCACATCAGAATCGGTCAGAGTCATGCTGGTAGACGCGCTGATTACGCCGGAAGCTGTGATAGGCATGGATGTTCCCCCTGTAGTAGTACCGTTATTATCAGTGTCAGTGCCGATTGAGGTTGGCATTTACGAAACCCACCCCTAGAGACGATTTTTGTTGTCGGAAATGTACGGAACACGAAGACCACGATTGTAAGTGACCTTGAGGGTCGCTTTATCTGCGAGCGATTTGAAGGCAGCTGGAAGTTTGTCTCTGAGGTAATCCTTGTAGACTCCCTCCAGTTCCTTTGCGATACCAGGCCAAGCCAGTCGTGAGAGATAGGGTCTCGGTGGATTCCATTTTGGACCCTCACGCTTCTCACTCTTAGGGACGGACTGCCGCTTGATTTTCTTGCCTGAGCCTTCGCTTTTAGGTCGTTTATCGCCAAATCCATCGTTCCCTTTGGACCACCAGCCTGATTCAAGGTAATAGCTGTAATACTCAAGACGACTGCGTTCTGAGCTATCTACTGCTCGAGGATTGACCTGGATGATTCGTGTTCCAATAGACGGGGGCTTTCTGGAGGGATAGGGCGTAATCATCGATTTGTCGCTAAAGCCTTCTCTTTGGATCTTCTCTCGCCATGCATAGTCTGCTGGCTTCTTGGCGGCAAATCGCTTTTCATCACTGGCAGAATTGCTGGCTGGTCCTGGGAATTGACGGGATTCTACGCCTCTTCGCCAGTGAATCGAATCACGGAGAGTTCCAGTTCTGCTCGCAGGGGCTTCGCCTGGTCGGGAGGAAGGTGGATACTTCTCGCTTAATGATCTCTTCACTCGTTTAACAGCGTGTTCTGCCACGGCATCCAGTGCTGCTGAATTAATCTTATGAACATCATTGTTCGCTGAGATCCATTGCTTCGAGGCCTTCTGGGGCATGCTCTGGCTGGAACCGGACGTTACGCCGCTCTTCGCGATCTGATTAATCAGTTTCATTGCGGAGTTAATATCCATCAGGATGTCTCCACTACGCATTCAGCGGTTGTGTGATGGCTCAAGGAATTCCAGTCATTACATCTTACCACGTTATAAACATATGTTCCAACCTTTATCTGATTGCGTGCCGTAAGGTTACGCGAGCCTTTGAGCAGGATGTTATGCGTTGCAGCAGAACCGTCTTTGGCATCTTCACGGTCAACACCACCGGACCTAGGCTGAACAAGGCATTTGACTGTCAGAACGGGTATCCAAGATTGATACACGCCGCCCTGAACATCCTTTAGGGATTGCAGTTCGCTGATCACGGCAGTCTGGTTGAGGAAGTCGTCAAATGCCATTGACCGAGTACCTCACGTAAGGGGCTAATAGGTTGGCAACTGGGTGCTTTGCTGTAAGAAAGGGTGTAGCTCCAGATCGCGTGTACGAGTAATCGCCAATCCTTTCGGACTGGAGCGAGTCATCATACTTTGAAGACGAGTACATGCTGCTGACCAGCTGGGCAATTGCAAGTTTTACGGGATCTGGGCAATAGTCAAAGCCACCCGTGTAATCGACTGTGTAAAAATATTGCAAACTGTACGGGTTATCTTGCTTGATGAATGACTTAAATCTGTTTATATATGGATTGACGAATGTAAGTACGCCTGTAGACGGCTCGAGAACGTATTCGAGATTGATGTCCAGCTTTGTTTCGGTCAGGTTTGTTTCGCTGGAGTTATAGCTGTCCACGTAGCCGCAGGAATCGCCCTTGACAGGGTCGGACTGCTGGTAGATTGCGACTCGGGAAACACTTGTAACTGGTGTTCTACGAAGGTAGATCCGCTGGCTTTGATTGATAACGTAACGCTCGGTGACTGTGTCAGATAGGAAAATCCGGTTGCAGAACTTCTCTACTGATCTCGAAGCAGCATCGATATAGACCTGTACAGTAGCCGATGGAGCATCTGCTAGTGAAGGAATATACGTCAGGCATTCGGTTAGAGTCAGCAGAATATCCACAGGGTCTCCTTAAACTCTCGAACCCCAAGGGACGACCCGAAGGTCGCCCCAGAGGGCCGAAAGGTGGGAATCAGTTGGTTCCCTTGGTCTCGATGGCAACATCAGGTTGCGGAACCGGAGTCAGATTGGAGTTGTGAAGCAGGGCAACGCCGTAGGTGGCTGTTCCAGTTGTCGCTACAACACGCATGTAAGGCTTGCTCACAAAAGCGGTTGTGTTTGACACTTGGACAGCCGTGTCCTTGCCTGGGTGGTTGACGCTGATCGCCAGGAACTGGTTTGTCGCGGCTGTCGTAGCAGATGCCGAAATTGCAGCACCAGGAACAGCAGGAACGGCAGTAATTGGCGTGCCAAATGTGGTTGATACCTGATAACCGACCGTAAGGTCAGTCCATGTGGAACCATCGGCTGATTCCTGAACCTTGATTGCCGAGGATGCAGCTAGAGCGAAGTTGACCAGAAAGGTCACCCCACCGAAGAGTCCGTTGGCACTGTTTACCTGAACAGCCGTGCTATTGCCAGAGGTAAAAGCAAGGTGCTTGACTTGTACGCCGCTTAAGAGCTGATTATGACGGGACATATGGTTCTCCTCTTGTGCTTATATCAAGATACCTTGATGAATTTGCCGTATTGTTCTTGGATCGTGTCTGCACCCCAACGCAAACGGAAGAGGTAAACACGGCGATTGTTCACGGCTTCGATTTCATTTAAGACCCGTACAGATAAGCCCATACGAATCGGCATGAACACGCCTTGAAGCGATCCGAAGAACGCCACTGGGTTACCACTCGTACCTTGAAGAGGAGCGAACTGGCAGTAGCTGATTGGGAACCCGTCAATCGAGTCAGGAATCGGCTGGACAATGCCAGGGAAGTTCTGACCGCTCTGGAACAGGTACTGACCGTTGGACGCTTTGAACAGGCTCACAGTCTTCGCTGTTTGCTGGTGCATCACGAAGCTGAAGTTTGGCTGGGCGTATTGAGGCAGAATGCTGAACCGCATGGATTTAACCGTATCAGCGTCCAGCGTCGAGCTAGAACCAGATGCAGTCACGAAGCCGAATTTACCTGCCTCACCCGCAGCACTGCTGGAAATCGAGTTCCAGATGCCCCGAGGTTGGCCTACACCCGTACCGTAAGCAAGGTGCTTCTCGTAATGGAGATCCAGCCAGGTTTGCAACTCTTGATTGAAGTAGGATTCCAGATTGAATCCTGAGTCTTCCAAGAGCGTGTTGGACATCGAAATCCGGCCCATGTATTCATGAACTGGGATCGAGACTTCACCGAAGGTTGGCTCAAGGGAAGCACTTGGTGTTCCGGCTTCGCCTGTCCACATACCCTGAATCGGGCTGGTGTAGACATCGTCGCGGAAGGTGGTACGCAGCATGACAACACGGTTGCTATTGGTGGTGATCTGACGAACACGACCACGAAGCGTTGTTGGGGCTGGCTTACGCTGAATGACTTCATTGAGCATGTCAGGTGGTACGAAATAGCCAGCACCTTCGTCGATGCCTTCAACCAGCGTTTTGAATGTCCGAGCGTAGTTGTTCTTGAGCTTGTCTTCACCGAAGTGGAGGAAAGCCTTGAAGGCTCGGGCGTATTCTGGAGTCGAGATCGACTTGTTTTGTTTCTCTGTCAGGATGCCCAGACCATCGTCTTGAACCTCACCTGAATCCGAGATCGTTGTGAACCCGGCAGAGCGTGTTGAGCCACTGTAAGGTGTGCCAACAGACTTGTTTGTCAGGTCGCGATAGGAATCGAGGTTTACGGAGTCGAGGGCGTCGGCTTCGTCGATTTTGGCTTTGAGCGTAGGCAGGGTCTCTTGCAAGATTGCCTTGTAGCGAGCTGTCTGGTCGTCGTTGCGATCTTCGTTCAACCGAAGTGCTTCAGCCTCAGCAAAGGCACTTTTGAACTCAGCACGCAATTTTGGCGATGCTGCCATGGGATTACTCCTTGATGTAGGCGCGAAACGCTTCGAGAAGGTCGTTTAATGGGTCTTCAACTGCAACTTTTGCCTGGGCCGGAGCTTCGGCGGGTTCTTCTTCCGATTCGGATTTGATTCCGGCATCGACAAGCAGAGTTTCAAGCATTTCGTAGGACGCTTTGACCTGGGCGCACACTTGGGCCAGTAGGTCTGCCGTTGTCTGTGAGATCTTTCGCCCAGCTTTGAAGGACGAGATGGCTGTTTGTTCGTTTGCACCGAGTGCGACTGGTGAAATTTCGAGTAGTTTTGCTCGTTTGATCAGGCGGGAACCGCTCTCGGCTCGCATCAACTCTTCTTCGGATGGGCTGTATCCGGCCTTCTTCCAATAGTCGAGCGTGTCTTTCTTCGTCATTCGCTTAATTTGCAATGGGATAATACCCACCGACAATTCCTTGACAACGCCTGACGTGATGAGTTTGCGATCTTCCTGAGCTTTGACCGTATCCACCAGAATTGCCTCGAGGAACAGCCCTTTGGCATCCTCAAAGAGTTCGACTGGCTTGCCGATGGGATTCGCATGGTCGTGATTCACGCCACCGATAAACCCTTTGGACATAAACCTCTGGATATCAGCCTTGTAAGCACCTGGGGCGATAATGTCGCCATGATAATCAAGGAAATGGAATGTCGAAGCGTATCCAGCGAACCCGCCAGAGTCGGAATTATCAACTCTCGGTGCTGGGGCCAGCTTGTAAACCAGACTTAGTTCCGGTTCAGACACGATATTTTCCTCGCAATGGATAGATACTCACCTATATATATTAACAGATAAACAATTGTTGATGCAAACTAAATTTTTTCTGGTTCTGCCGTGTAGTCTCCTGCACGAAACACGCTGACTGTCTTCAGATATTTGTCGTGGGTCTGATCGGCCAAGAGGAGTTTTAGTTGCTGCCTGAGTTCGTCCATGACCAGGTCGTCTTCGCTGCTTAACTGCATTTGAGAGGCATGTAGCCAGACGCCCAGAAGCGATTGCAATCGGGAGTGATGCAGGACACAGGCTTGAAAGCCTTCGTTATCTTGAACGTCAATTTGCTCGAGATCGACCAGTAGCGAATCAATCGGAGACTTTTTCGTGACTTCATCGTCGCCGTCTGGTTCTTGAGGCATGTCTGATGGTCCCTATTGCCAGAGCGATTGTGTTGAAGATCAAGTACAGGTAGAAATACAGCAGGAACAAAGACCAGGCTACCAATTGAGTTTCGCCCAGGGGATTTCTTTGCGTTGCCAGCCAGTCAGGTCACTGAAGGCCCAGGAATCGCCCTCTTTAAGCATGCTTTCCGCAGTTTTCTTGCGGATCTTGAAACTTCCAGCGGGCATCCAGTCGGGCTTCGGGCCTGAGATCCAGTCGTTGCCCCATGAATTCAGGATCACTGCGGACTCGTCCGAGAGGTCAATCCCAATGATGATCATCTGGTGCGACCATGAGCCTTTAGGGGCTGAGAATCCGTTTGCATCACGCTTGTAACTGAACCCCTGATCGGAAGCGACTGTGACTGGGTAGCCAGAGGTAATTGCACTGACGAGTTCGTCCCAGGAGTCAACCTTGGCGTAAGACTTGATTGGGTGGAGCTTTGCAGTTGGCTCGAGGTCGTCTGGAACACCTTTACGGGCATAACTTGAGCAGCAGAGGGCTGCACTGTAATTCGTAAGATCTACGGATGCATATTTCTTACGGGGGAGAACGCCGTATTTCTGCAAATACTGGGCCGCCCAAGCTCCGACAGAGCCTTCCCCTGAAATCCTACCACCACCAATTTCGACACGGCTACCCCAATAAATGGACATGCAGTCGAGGCGACCGGGGTTCTCGGCACCTTTATCTGTTATGTCTTCGGCCACAAGAATTTCTGCCGCCATAGCAGCACCGTTAGCAACGCATGATCCGCATGAACCCTGATTGTAAATCCATTTGTCCTTACCCCAGACCATGTCCATGTACTTTGTCAGTATGACAGGCCCAGTGGGAGCGGAGTCCATGAGGTGGGGAGCTGTTGCGGAAAAGCCTTGAATTCCATTTTCTGAGACGATTCGGGCGACTTCCTGAGGATCTTTGTGCCAGCCGAACCCGAAGTTGAGAGCATCGTAAGGTGTCATTTGCTCAACTCCTCGCAGGCTTTCTTGATTTCAGCTAATGCCGCCAGCAGTTCTTCGCGTGTCTTGTATCCCTTGCTTGCAAGCAGATCGCCAAGAGCCACGCCAGACCAATAAGTCCGAATCCCATTATCGTCAGCACTCTTTGCCAATACTCCGATGACCTGAGCCATGTCAAGGCCCAACGCTCCAGCCTGTGCTTCAGTTATCTGTATCGATTTGTCGAGGGCTAATGCCCCTTGCTTGCGTTTTGCCTTGTCAGGCACAGTAATGGTCACTATGGACCAGAACTCGTTTGCAAGGCCTGTCAGGTTCGGTGGAACGGGTTTCTTCTCAGGGTCAGTTTCCTGCCCGTCATAAGCCTTGACTGTTCCAGATTGTGTACCGACAACGTATGTCCTACCGCGATCTACAAAAACAACGGAGACTTCCGTTACCGGAGGTACGTTGAAAGAGGGGATCGAGGTCTGCCCAAGTAGCATCAGTGCAGCGAAAAGCATAATCAATCCCACCCTTCCGGCTTGTCCTGGTGTTCCCACTTCTCGTACCAGTCGTCATCCATAGACCAGTAGAGACACAAGGACAAACCGATAAGAATTCCAAGTATGATGTATCCGAAAGTGGCGAACACCCGTATCACAGGCCAGCTGTCGCTGCGGCTACTGCTTTGGAAATAGCGTCTTCACGCTGAACCATTGCGGCTTTAACCGTTTCCTCATTGAGGCTCACGACTTCGCCCCTGGCGAGTTGCTGGAGCAGTTCCTTGATCACTTCCACGATCAGTGGAGTCATCAGGCGTATGATGAGTTGGGTAAACATTATTTGCATGCCCCGTTGGGACAGATGTAGATGTAATTCATTTGCGTTGCCGCTGGCTTGCTGTGGAAAAGCGATTTCCGTGGGCGGCGACCACCGTTGTTTGGGCGAGGCGGCAAGGTAATTAATTTGGCAGGGCGTTCAACCGTTACGATTGCTGCCGTTGGTTGCTGGACTGGATTGCAATTGCCTTTTGGGCATTCCGGCTGTGCTGCGTACAAGAAAATGGCTTCGATAAACATGATTGCTCACCTTTCAAGTGATTAGATAGATAGAACCGTTTGACCAACCGGCACTTAGATCACCTTACCCTTCTGGGGACGGAGGTTATTTCAGGTCGATTGTCTCTTCTTTGTCAGTCGAAGATGATTTTGATGTCGGGGAGGAGTTGGATTGCCGCTTCTCTTTGAAGCTCTTCACTAAGCCCGCACTTGCATATATCACAGCCGCAACGCTGTACAGCAACTCTGCCCAGCTCAGATCGACATTCACCAAGTTGGCCCCCACCCAGTTTGTTGTGACAGCAATTGGGCCGATCACCCATCCCACATTGGGGTTCAGGAGGTCGAACGAGGGGTCGGGTGTTTGCATCGCTAAGATCCGTTTGGGGTCTTGGGGTGCGGTGCGGTCGTATGCTGACACGGTGGCGACGGAAGACGACATTTCTAGGCCTCTTCATATAAGCATATTATAACCTGTTACTCGCCCTCTTGTAAATACTTCATCCCGACTTGATGAGCCTTAAGCAATGCTGCCAAAGCGGATGCGACTGAAATCACGACTGCTGCTGCCGGACCTACATAAATCTTGCTGAGGTTCTCGAGGATGACAGTCAGAAGGGTTAGAATCAAAGCCGAAACCGAGCCTGTTCCGAACGCCTTTAGGAGCGTTGATTTAAGCTCTTCGACGTTGATGTAGCCCTGAAGGCTCGGCAGATTGTTCAGTTCGTCTTCGCTCATATCAATCCCCCTGTTTGACGTTGAATCCAGACTTGATCATATGTTCTGACACAGATTCGATGCCGGTTTGGTGGATCACGTAAACTTCGGCCAGATAGCGTGCAAAAGTCTGCTGAAAGTCTTGAGTGGTTGTGATCACCAGTTGCTTGCCAGATAGAAGCATCTCCAGTTCCGCTTTGGCCCTGATACCTTCTGTGGCGTGCGATTTGTGCATTTCTGGAGCGTTGTAACCCCTAAACCTCACATGCTGCCGTGTTTGCATGTCAAAACCCAGGTCAATCATCAAGACAGCGGTATCACCATCGACGATGCGTTCGAGTCTGGCTGCGTAGGTATAGTTGACAACTGGCGGCATCAGATTGGCCTTGGCTTGGGTGGCACTGGGATAACGCTGGGATTCCAGGTGTAGTTTGGGTCGTCCAGATAGTTCTGAAACACTGGTGGAGGCACATTGACGAGCTGGGTGACCAATTGGGCATGCCGTCTGGAATCCACGGAATACCGCTCAATAGCCTTTTGGCGTGCCAGCCGTTTAGCCTGTTCCTCTGGCGTTATTTTGGGTTTGCCCCTGAGCCAGTCGAGTAATTCGCGTGCGGTCATTTTAGCCCCTTTGGAACGGTGAAGCAGTGGCCCAAAACGATTCCCACCCCGAGAGCAAAGCTGAGACTGTGCTGATTGACTTCCCAGATCGCTTCAGACCATGTCACGTTGCCAGACTGCCACTTGATCAGATCAACCAACAGCAGCACGATTGCAACTGTGATCAGAAACACGAAGTTCTTGGCAGCGGCACTAAATGTCATCAGATTGGCCCGTTGGCTGTTCCGTTGGATGTTCCGTTGCCGTTGTTTGTTGGCCAGAGAGGTGGAAGGCTGGCGAAGAACTCGCCCACGGTTGGAAGTGCCTGAGTGCCAGCCTGAACAGCCTGAACCATGCCGTAAAACAAGCTCCAGATGGAGTCGCGATAAGCGATTGCGGCATCACCTTCAGACTTGTAAGTCGTGATGTTGCTCAGTGTCCAGCTTGTGGCTGACAGAATAGAATCGTATTGCTTGACAGAGACTGCCTGGTCGAGAAACGAGCCGATTCCGTTGCCGATCTCGGTGAGCCTTTGGATTATGTAGGCTTGTTGTTCTTCGGCTGTCAGATCAACGACTGTCCATGTGTCTGATACAGATGTGCCATCGAAAGCAAAGCTCTGAGAAAGTCGCTGTGTGGCAGGGTTAAACGATGGTATGGGCGACGAGGTGTATGGGTAATAGCCGTATGTTGCTAAACTCGCATCGTCGAGGGCGTTGAAGTTAGATACAGTCGTGAAGGACTGTGGTAGCCACTGTGGGCTGGAGATTTGACCGTTGGGCGATACTTGGCAATATTGCATGTTTGATCCTTATGCGTTGGGGAATGCGGTTGTTGGTGGCGTGAAAGCCGATGTATATCGAGCGTATTTGGTGATGCGGAGGTCGTCGATGTAGCCGTTTAATGGAAAGACGTTGCTATCTTTCTCTGCACCAATCTTCAACGGCTTGCTGTTATTGTAAAGCGTTGAACTAAATGTTGCTGTTGTACCAGCGATGCCGTTTAAATATGGTTTAAACGTGCTTCCGTTGCGAACCAGGGCAAAATGATACCATGTTCCGGTAGTAGCGGCAGTAGCAGAAAACAGTACGTTGCTGGGCCCGTTCCACGTATTCGCGGCTGTGCTTAAATAGAATGCAAACTGCGAGCTACTGTTAAGAACAATTACCCATCCGCCAAAAGTGTTTCCCGTGCCAAATGGAGTGATAATGGTCGGGGTTCCAGAGACTGAGTTAAAATACACCCATCCCTCGATTGTGAAATCGCCAGACGTAAGGTCAAGTGCAGCGGAATATGGGATTTGGACAGCATCCCCGCTACCATCAAAGTACGCACTCGCTCCACCGTACTTGCTTTGAGTCGTGCTGACTTGGGCGTTACCTACCGCAGTCACTGCCAGTGCATTCGGCCCAGAATCCACAAAGTTGGTCGATGTATTCGTGCCATCCATGTGCAGCAGGAGCGAAGTGTAATTGTAGTAAGGGTCGGCCACCGTGGATGATGCGGTTGTTGGCAATGCTGCTGTGGGAGGCGTAAAATTGGAAACGTAGCGAGCGAATCGGGAGATCCTCAGGTCGTCGATATAGCCTTGGAAATAGGCTGGTGCAGACGAATTCAGAAATCCAACTGCAAAAATACTTGTAGATGAGCAATTTGATGAATTCGTCTGCGTTGATCCAATTTGCGATCCGTTGATAAAACATTTAATCGAAGATCCAGACCTCGTTGCAGCTATGTGATACCATGTGTTGTTTGTTAAAGTTGTCGAAAAGGATAGGCTTGCAACATAGCTTCCATTGTTTCCAACGGCAAAAGTAGCTGAAGCAGTTCCTACTATTAACGCCCAAGAAACGTTATTTGCTACCCATTTTCCCGCAATGCAGGGACTAGAGGCTAGATTAGATGCGTAGAACCATGCTTCGACAGTAAAATCTCCGGGCAAATCAAATACGGTGTTGTTTGAAATCTGTAGATAATCGCCCGTCCCATCGAAATACGCGCTCGCTCCACCATACTTGCTCTGCGTTGTAGATATTTGGGCGTTACCGACTGGAGTCACAGTCAGTGCATTTAAACTAGAATCCGTGAATGTGGTCGATCCATTCGTTCCATCCATGCTGAGCATCAGCGAAACGGCTGAATAGTAAGGGTCGCCACCATCTATGACGATACCTCCACCACCACCACCGACAGTCTTTTTGCTATTGCGGATAATGTTGGCAAGCATTAGAAATTCTGCCCTCCCACATACCCTTGCCAATTCGTTCCACCATCTGAGGTAAAGAACGCAAAGCTATCCACCTTGCCTGATGTCGATGTGATCGTTGGAGCAGTTCCATTAGCCCATTTAATTGACGAAGGCCAAGTGACTGCTCTGGCAGTTCCGTCAGCAGTGAATATCAGCGTGAATGAGCCGCCAGAACCGCTTGCAGGAGGATTGGAGATCGTCAGGGTGGTGATGGCAGCATTAAGCGAGACCGTGAAGATATTCGACGTTTCGAGATTTAACGTGAGTGTGCCGGATGAGATCGTTGGGCTGGAGACAGATTCGCTGTAATCCCTTAGTTTGGCTCGGATCAGCTCGTTATCCTGAAGGTT